GCAAGATACACAAGAGCTCTTGCAAGATCTATGTCTAATACGAAGCAAGTTAAAGCTGCTAATGTATTGAACCAAGCGCAATTTGCTGCTGTAACTGGTGGAGACGGTGTTCCGTTAATAGCGAACAACCACCCATTAGCTACTGGTGGTGTGTTCTCAAACGTTCTTACTGTTGCTGCAGACCTTAACGAAACTTCACTTGAGCAATCGTTAATCGACATCGCAGGATTTGTAGATGAAAGAGGATTAAGAATCGCTACTCAAGGTAGAAAAATGATAATTCCAAAAGAATTACAATTTACTGCTGAGAGATTGATGAAGTCTCCTCAAAGAACTTCAACTGCTGATAACGATATCAACGCAATCGCCTCAATGGGAATGGTACCAGAAGGGTATTCAGTTAACAATTTCTTAACTGACACTGATTCTTTCTTCCTATTGACTGACGTGCCTAACGGATTAAAACACTTCGTTAGATCACCAATCAAAACTGCGATTGAAGGTGACTTCGATACTGGTAATGTAAGATTTAAAGCTA